AACGACTGCGGGTCGTAAATATCCAACCACTCAGTCTGGTGGTACATTAGCGTGGGAAGACACAGGAACAGCGGACATTCGGTTGACTGTAACTAACTCTGCTGCAACATCTGCGGGTGAAGTTCGCGTTACTATTTTGTATGCTCAAAACAACAACCTTGGCTAATAGGAGGGCATTATGGCTGCTTCTATTTTTGCAAAGACAGCTACGGCGACTGGCACATTACAGGGTGGTCGAACTAGGTTAAAAGCGTTTTATGTAAAAACTGCTTCTAGTGGTTCTCCTGCTGTTGTGTTTAAGAATGGTTCTAGTGGTGCAACTTTACTGTCCATGGTGTTTCACACCAGTGATGACAATCAAATCACCATTCCAGATCATGGTATGATCTTTAATGATGAGTGTCATGTAACACTTACCAATGTTGACTCAATCACTGGATTCTTTGGTTAAAGAAACGGCGGTGTAAGAGCCGCCGTTTTTACTGAGGGTAAAATGGCTAAGATCGATAAGTCTAAGATGAAATGTAACAAACCGAAACGTCAGGTTTCTGGTGGTAAGAAGTTTGTTGTTAAGGCTTGTGACAAGGGTAAAGAAAAAATAGTCAGATTCGGGGACGCTAATATGAAGATCCGAAAGTCTAATCCAAAAGCCAGAAAGTCATTTCGTGCAAGACATGGATGTGACAAAGGCACTCTTGATAAACTAAAGGCCAAGTACTGGTCTTGTAAAATGTGGTGAGTAAAGTGAACAAACAAGTCACGATAACTCTTGTAACAACTTTCATCATTGGTGTTGGAGGTGTTGGTTACAGTTGGGCTGATTGGGTCACAAAGACTTTAATCGCTGTTGATAAAAGAACAGAGGTTATGGCCTCACAAATTGATTATATAAAGACAGAGATGGAGAGGACATATGGCAATCTCAAGGGCGCAGATGCGACAGCAAGTATCCAAGCCTCCATCAAAGGGGATAACTAATGGCAAAAAAGAAAAGCAAAAAAGACGCTTGTTATCACAAAGTAAAAAGCCGTTACAAAGTATGGCCCTCCGCTTACGCTTCGGGGGCGTTATCAAAATGCCGAAAAGTAGGGGCCGCAAACTGGGGAAACTCTACTAAAAAAGCTGAAGGTGGAATAGTTTCTTCTATAGATAACCCTAAAAGGCCACCCAAGAAAAAGTTTGAGAGCGGTGGTTTTATTGCCTCTGGTTGTGGACAAGTATCAGAATCAAGACGTAAGACTACAAGGATCTTCTAATGGCGAAGAAAAATTCTTTACGTACATGGTTTGCTCAAAACGACGGTAAAGGATGGGTGGACTGTAAAACAGGAAAACCTTGTGGTCGTCAAAAGGGAGAGAAGCGTAAAGGTTATCCCGCTTGTCGTCCTACAATGGCACAGTGCACTTCTGCGGCAAAGAAAAAGACTTCCTCGAAACGGATTAGTTGGAAGAATAAAAAGGCTAATGGTGGCTTAGTAAGAGTGTTTTGAAAGGAGAACTCACATGGCTATGAAGAAGAAAGGCTATCGTAACGGTGGTAAGATTAAGCCCAAGGGGATGAAGAATGGCGGTAAGGTCAACCCCAAGGGGATGAAGAATGGTGGCAAGGTCAAGCCTAAAGGGATGAAGATGGGTGGTAAAGTCAAACCCAAGGGAATGGCTAAAGGTGGCAAAGTTGGTGGAGCGCAAGTTTCAGGTTCAGGGTTCAAAGGAATCTTCTAACTAGAATGCCTTATCTACAAAGTAACATCCCTTACTTCAAAGCATGGGTTCGTCGTGAATACACTCATAATCATGAACAGTATCACGGCGAATTTTTACATGCTATGGTTGTTGCTGTAACCACAATTCCAAATCGGTCTCTTAGTTTTCAGGTTATCTTTACTGGTTGTGAAGCAGAAGGTGAAGAAGAGGATACCGTTCATGGTGGTGCAATGTGGGCAAGAATGCCTATCACAGCACTGGTTGCAGACATCCCACTTGAGGAGTGGCCCGAACCTATGGCAACACATGATGCGCAGCCTTGGGACTGCTCTTCACACCATCATGCAGTATACACACTAGACAGAGCTACACCATGTCCTTGGTTAGCTAAAATAAACGGCGAGATGTTTCCCGCTAAATATTTGTTCACTGTAGACTATACTAACAGTGAGATTGCAGATGATCCGGCACAACATAAACAAAGTCATGTGATGCAATTGTTGGACGCAGGAGAATGGACGGGGAACATAGTAGCGTTACCGAATAATCGAGTGAGGGTGACACATCCTGCTTGGTTTGCAGTAGGTGAGGGTGCAACAGACTTTAGACCTTCACAACATATACACTATTCAAAAAGTGATTTAGACTATACACTAGATGTGAATAGAGTGTTTGATAATCTTTATAATCAGGAGGATAACGATGGATAACTCTGAGAAGAAAGCTCCCAATGAAGGGATAAAAGCACTGAGAGAACAGGCTAAAACAAACCCTAATGCTCAAAAAGCATTGGATAATATAGGCTATAAAAACGGTGGTGCAGTCGTAGTTAAGACGAACCAGAAACCACATATGAGTTGATGATATGACAACATCAGGATCAAGAGACTTTAACCTCGATGTAGCAGAGGTAATTGAAGAAGCATACGAAAGATGCGGATTAGAGGTTCGCACAGGCTATGATGCTAAAACGGCACGTAGGTCTATGAACCTGATGTTTGCTGACTGGGCTAACCGTGGACTTAACTTGTGGACTGTTAAAGAAGCAAACTTTACTGTTACTCAAGGCACCTCTTCTTATTCGTTAGCTGCGGACATTGTTGATGTTTTAGACGTGGTTGTTCGTAGAGACAGCACAGATTATGAGCTTCAACGAATTAGTCGTGGTGATTATGCAACACTTCCAAACAAGTCTACACAGGGCAGACCAAGTCAATTTTGGTTGGATCGACAGATTACCCCTGTGATGTATTTGTGGTCTACTCCTGAAAACTCCACCGATCAGGTTCGTTATTATTATGTACGAAGGATAGAAGATGCTGACGCTCTTGTTAATACTACTGACATGCCTTTTCGTTTTTATCCTTGTATGGTGGCGGGGTTAGCCTACTACCTGTCAATGAAACGAGCACCAGATCGTATACAGATGTTGAAGACTGTGTATGAGGAAGAGTTCCAACGTGCAGCGGACGAGGATCAAGGTCGAACACCTTTGAAGTTGCAGCCTAGTTTGAGTTATCTGAGGGTCTAATGGCCTACGCTAGTGGTAAACATGCTTATGGTATATCAGATCGGTCAGGTCGCCGTTACCGTCTTCGTGAGATGAAGACAGAGTGGACAGGCGCAAAGGTCGGCCCTGATGAGTTTGAGCCAAAGCATCCACAGTTGTTTCCACCAAGAGCGTTTCCAGATCCGCAAGCATTACGTGATCCTCGTCCAGAGAGTGAATTAACAGAGCAACGATCTATACAATATGGATACAATCCTGTTGGATTTAGAGAAGTACCAGGAATAACACCTCCAAACAATCTTGTTGCTGAAGGTGGGGTTGGTACTGTTACAGTAACCATTTCTGATACCGGAAATGAAATTGTAAATGTAACTGGACTAGCGGCGACAAGTGCAGTTGGTAGTGTCACTGTCGTAGATGATGCGGCAACTTTTGATAGCACATCAATTACATTAGACTCAACATCACAGACATTTGACGAAGGATAAAAGATGGCAAAGCAAACAGTAGGTATTGGTTCATCTGCAAATGACGGCACGGGCGATACGCTTCGTGTAGGTGCGGATAAAATAAATGACAACTTTAATGAGATTTACGCTGCATTAGGTAACAGTTCTAATGTTCTTACTGATATAATAGATAGTGCAGGTCTTCTTGATGTTAGCTCTGGCGCAAATAAAATTGTATTCTATTACGCAGCTTTAACTGATCTCCCTAGTGCCTCCACATATCATGGCGCTGTAGCCCATGTTCATGCAACTGGAGGACTATATTTTGCGCACGGTGGTAATTGGATAAGGTTGAATGACGAAGTATCTGGGCCTGTAACAACATATGTAGCAGGGACGAATGGTTCATCTGCATATACATTTACTGGTCCTGGCGCTACGTCTGGAGACAATCCAAACTTTACATTCTACAAAGGTCATACTTATCTTATTGATAACACCGCAAATGTAAGTAGTCATCCTTTACAAATTAGAACATCTAATGGAGGCTCTGCTTTCACCACTGGAGTTACAGAAAACTATAACTCTACAACGGGACTAACCCAGTTTATTGTTCCTCATGAACCTTCGGATACAACCTTAGTCTATCAATGCACCAATCATAGTGCTATGGTAGGAAACATAACAATAGTGTGATCACATGAGTTTTACATACGACCAACTTAAAACAGCTATTCAAGATTATACGGAAAATGATGAGACTTCTTTCGTAACAAATCTTCCGTTGTTTATACGAATAGCAGAGGAACGAATATTAAAAAACGTGCAACTTAGTTTGTTTCGTAAAAATGCTACTGCCTCTACAACAGCAAGTAATAAGTTTTTAGCTTGTCCTAGTGATTTTCTAGCTCCGTTTTCTCTTAGCCTTGCAGGGACAGATGGAGACAAGTTTTTTATAGATTTTAAAGATCCTAGTTTTATACAGACATACACTCCAGATGCTACAACCACAGGATCTCCTAAATATTATGCTGTGTTCGATGTAGACAACTTTATATTGGCTCCGACTCCAAACACTACGTTTACCGCAGAACTTCACTATTTTTATCGCCCTGCAAGTTTAACTGCGGGATCTGGTAGTGGAACTACTTGGTTGAGTCAAAATGCTGAAATGTCTATGTTGTACGGGGCATTAATCGAAGCGTATATATACATGAAGGGTGAACAGGATGTTATGACTATGTATAATAAACGCTTTCAAGAATCTTTGATTGGGCTTAAACAGTTAGGCGAAGCAAAAGAAACTACTGATGAGTATCGCCGGGGGAAAGTTCTTAGGGAGAAGACTTGATGTTTAAAATAGATATAAGCGTACCAAAAGACGAGCCTGTTGTTGGAGTTAGAACAACAGAGAATCGAGGTTTTACGCCTGAAGAATTAGCGCAGCAATGCGTAGAAAAAGTAATTTCGGTCTCCGATAGCGCCCATCCTGGGATAAGAGACCAAGCTCGTGCTTTCTCAAAGCACATTGAAAAGCTTGTTGAATATTATATGAGACAGGCTATTCGCAGTGACCGCACAACAGTGTATAATACACTGAAGGATGCGGGACATCCCGAACTGGCTGAACTTATAAGGAGACTTTGACATGGCCTTTAGTGGAAACTTTATGTGTACTTCTTTTAAGCAAGAGTTGCTTACGGGAAGTCATAACTTCACAAACTCAACAGGTGATACATTTAAGCTTGCATTGTATGATAACAACGCTTCTTTTGATGCATCTACAACAGATTACACAACCTCTAACGAGGTAAGTGCTTCTGGGTCTTACAGTGCAGGAGGTGGTACGCTTACAAACGTAACACCGACTACATCTGGAACGACAGCGTTGACAGATTTTGCAGACCTTACATTTACTTCTGCGACGATTACTGCTCGTGGCGCATTGATCTATAACACCACAACAGGTGCCGGATCAGGAACTACGGATACAGTTGTTGTGTTAGATTTTGGTTCTAACAAATCTTCAACAGCGGGTGACTTTCAAATTGTTTTCCCAACAGCGGATGCGAGTAACGCGATAATCCGTATCGCATAAGGACTTTCCTTATGGCGAATATAACTGGTTGGGGTCGTGGAACATGGAGCGAGGGTGCTTGGAGTGAAGCACTTCCCGTCCGTGTTGGTCACACTCTCAACGGTTGGGGTGAGTTAACTTGGGGTGAAACCTCTTGGGGTGGTGAGAAATCTACTCTTGCAGCGATGCAAGGTCAGGTTGGAACTGCTGTTGTCCGCGAAGATATATCAGTCAGCCTAACAGGGCTTGAAGCTACGACTGCGGTAGGCTCTGTAACTGTACAAGGTAATAACAGTGTTACACTTACAGGGCTTGAGGCTACAGGCGGTGTAGGCGATGTAAGTCTCGAGACAGAACAAAACATTCCAGTTACAGGTCTTGAGGGTACAGGATTTGTAGGCACCGCTGTTGTTGTACAAGGTAACGGTGTTGTTGTTACACTGGGTGCAGGATTAGAGGCTACTTCTGCGGTAGGCTCTGGCACAAGTATTGTTATTAATGCTTATGTTCCACAAACAGGTCTTGAGGCCACGGGTGGCGTAGGCACTGTTTCTATTAGTGCAGGCACAGGTATTGATGTAGATGTAACAGGTCTTGAAGCTATAGGCGGTGTTACAGAGCCAAGTATTATTGGGGATGCTCCTAATGTTGCGGTCACAGGTGTAGCGGGTACAGGCACTATTGGAACCATAACCGCCGTTACGTATCAGGTCGTTCCTGTTTCAGGAAACAATTTAGCAGCAACGGGTTTAGTTGGCACGGCAAGTGTTGACGCGGACGCAATTGTCAATGTAACAGGTCTAAGCACTAGCGCAAGCGTAGGATCTGTGTTAGTTTACGGTAATATAATTCCTGCTCCAGGTACAAGTTGGACAGGTGTGACTCCGAATCCTAACAGTACATGGTCGGAGGAGCAGCCTTCTCCAAACACAACTTGGACAGAAATAGCAGCGTAAAGGTAAGGAAAGATGGCGACGTATACAACAAATGGCGGTATTAAAAAGATCGCAACAGGTGACGAATCTGGAACATGGGGTACGTCAACCAATACTAACTTCGATATTATTGACCGCTTGGCGGTAGGTGTCGGAGACATTACACTTTCAGGAACAACGCATACACTTACTACATCTGATGGATCTGCATCAGACGGTCAGTACCACGTTCTTGTGTTGGGTGGTTCACCCTCTGGTACAAATACAATTACAATTAGCCCAAATGATACAAAAAGATTGTATTTTGTTAAGAACAACTCTGGTCAGACAGCTACATTCACACAGGGATCGGGTGCAAATGTAAGCGTATCAAACGGAAACTCAGCGATTATATACGCTGACGGCGCAGGATCTGGCGCAGCGGTTGTAGATCTAAGCTCTACTTTACCTGCGGCAGGCGCATTATTAGCATCAAACAATTTATCAGATGTTGCGAATGCAGGAACATCTAGAACAAATTTAGGGGTTGCGATTGGGTCAGATGTTCTGGCGTATGACGCAAACCTACAGGGATTTGTAACGGCTCTTACCCTCCCTACGTCCGATGGGTCAAATGGGCAGGCGTTAGTTACAAATGGTAGCGGCACTATTTCTTTTGGTAGTGCGGGAATTTCAACTGGTAAGGCCATAGCTATGGCTATCGTTTTTGGATAAAGGAGGCTAGACAATGGCTGCACCAAATATTGTAAATGTGGCAACGATTACAGGCAAGACTGCCACCGTTGCGCTTACCACAACCTCACAGACAACACTGGTGAGTAACGCAGCATCGAGTAACGCGGTTTATAAAATTAATATGATCCAAGTTGCAAATGTAGATGGCACGAATGCTTGTGATATAACTATAGATGTACACAGCGCAGCATCTGGTGGGGGTACAGCGTACTCTTTAATCGCCACTCCATCTGTCGCA